TTTTAAGGTATTATCACTAATAGTGCCACTATCTAACCGGTCTGTGCTTAATACCCACGCGAACTGGTCAAAACTGCTGTAGGTATCAGACAAGGGTTTAGTCACTACGACCGATATAGCGTCCACCATAACAGGGGTTTCGGTTAGGATTTTGTCTAGCACCACTGCTAGGCTTTCGCTAACGCCGCTAGAGTCTACTGCAGACTCGTTAATAATAAGCTCTGAGTCTATGCTCTCTGTAGCCGTAACTACGTCAGACAGAACCTTAAACACCTTATTCGCTACCGCGTCTCCAGTTGCCGAGGTTTCGTTAAACGCTCGGTTGTACTGAACTACTCGTTCGAACACCTCAGAGACAAAAGCTGCCTCAGACCTAACCTTTGTAAATTGGATAGTCTGGTCATCCAGGGTGGAGGCTTCACCGTCTAAATCGTCGGTAGCGTATGTACTGTCGTTTATGAACTTCTCGGTGGCGAAAACGATAGCTTCCGAAGTAGCTGTAGGATCGTTTAGCGATTTACTAATATTTAGTATTGCGTTGTCTGAACTTGTCGCTCTGTCAGATAAGGCTTTAACGAAAGCTAAGACAGACTCGTCGCTTACCACTGAGCTTTCCGCGATAACCTTATTAAAAGCCATTACAGCATCGTCTACTGCGGCTGAGTCATCAGAAATAGACTTAAAAAACTGTAGCGCAATCTCATCGACGCTGTTAGCCGCATCGGTAGCCGATAAAATAGATATAAAGTTCCCCAGAGTTATTTCTGCGACTAAACCTAGTTTCTCGATGCCCGCCACTAAAGCGTTATGAACTACAGTATATATTCTCACGCTACGTCGTCCCTAATCTGAATCTGTAACAAGTCGTAAACAGTCTCGCGGTAAGTGTCGGTCACTACCTCAATTTCTGCATCGTATGCGCCAGCCGCTAAATCTAAGTCGCCTTCTGCCCAAACAACAATAAAAGCTCCGTTTACTGCGTCAGAGATAGTAGCGGTTTTAGTTAGCGTCAAATCTGGTGAGCCTTTAGCGCGGATGTGTAAATACACGGTAGCACCTGTTAGGTCTACAGCAGAGCCGTCTTCTCTAGTTAGAGTTACGCTGATCTGTGGGCTAGTGTCGCCGCTTACAAATTTGTATATAGTTGCCATAGTTTGACCTATTTATGAGTTAACCGCGATTATTTGGCTGTAGACGTATGCTTGCCCGTAACAATCGAATCTGAACCTTATTGTATCCCAACTACTCGCCGACGGCACGTATGAGACTAAACCGGAAGAAATTCCGTCGTCTATGTTAGCTTTTATGTCAGCTAACCTAGACCACCCGCCGCCGTTCACACTAACTTCTAGGCGGATGTCTGAACTAGCGTTAGACGTAATTTGATAACCAATCAAAAACGGTGTCGCGTACTTAGACACTCGTTGCGATTCGTTGGCGCTTGTGCCGTGATCAGGCGCATAAAAATAAGAGCTGTAAACGGTATCGCTAATGCCTCCGCCACCATTGAAAGAGTTAGTAATAGCTAGGCTACAGAATAGACCGCTGGATAGCTTAATTCTTAGAGAGTCGGACGATATTACAGACGAGTCGATCTCTCCTCGTACTACAACGTCGTTAAACTCAGCAGACCCTGCCTTGTCTATTTGCCAACCGGTAGAACCGCTAGAATAGTTTGTGGACTCAATAGCTCCACTTATCTTAGCGTTAGTTACGGCGGCGTCCTGTATCTTGGCGTTACTTATAGCGGCGTTTTCTATCTTAGCGTTAGTGATTAGCGAGTCGTTAATCTGCGCCGAGTTAGTGATAATACCAGCAGTAGCTAATAACCCACCTGTGATGGTATTAGCCACTATCTTGTCTGCTGTAACGGTGTTGTCAGCTGGCTCGGAGATAGCTAGAACCCAACTAGACCCGTTCCACTGATATAAAGCGCCGTCTGTCGTTAGTAGCTTCTGCTGACCTGTAAAATCTCCGCTAGCTGGTAGCGACGCTACTGGCTCGATGATGTCCAAGTCTTGGTCTAAGAATAGGTCGCGTATATTACCCTCAAAATCTGCGCTATCTACACCAGAGCTAGTAGCGGTAGCAGACACACTAAACGCCGAAGTGTTGCCAGTGTAGTCTTCAGATTTAAGGAAGTAATATTTAGTCGTATCTACGTTTAAGTTGCCGCGGTAGAACTCGCTACCCCCAGCGTAAGCGATAAGAGACGCCGCGCCAGAATCGTTCGTATCGCTCTCCCATACCTGAATCTGTCTTAGATCGGTATCGGCGGGGTTAGTCCAACGGACAGTAATAGCGCCGTAACTACCTTGGGCGGTTACGTTAGTGGGTGCGCTAGGCGCGGTAAGGTCAGCGACACCTAGTAGGCTGTCAGCAACAAAAGCGGAGCGTGCACCTACGCGGTTAATAGCCCTTACCTGTATTTCGTAGTTACCGGCGGCTTCGATGTTCTCTAAGCGATAGAACGAATTATGGGTAATGATAGAGCGGAAGTTTTCACCGGCTTTACGGTACTGTAGCTCGAACGAAGTAGCGAAAGCGTCGTTATTAGTCCACGTTACGTCGATATACGATAGCGTAGTACCATCAGTCTGAACAAGCGCCCCAGCCGTCGTATCAATGTTAGACGGTGCGCTTACAGTGTAGTAAGACGGTAGGTTTGTTGCCTGACCTGCGACGAACTGGGTCTCGTCTGAAGTGTTCCAGTCGTAGATTGCCGCCGACGTTTCGATAACCTGCAAGTTAGTGCCGATGATGCCTGAGTTATCGATGCTCAATTCGTAGTTAGTGACACGGAACTCTTTATTAGTCCAACCTAGACGCGAGTTGCTGATCTGGATAAAGTCGCCGACCTTAACCTGTAGCGACTTCATGTTTAGTGGGATAGTCGCCGAAATCTGCTGGCGACCTTGCAGAAGCGTTAGTTTAGCTAGGCGTTGCGCTCGCGTAGGCTCAGTAGTGAACGGCAAGTTAACGTCTAGGTAAAGCGGGTCGCCGTCTTCTAGTACGTAGTCGTCAGATATAACCGGTGGGTAGTCAGTGCTAACGTAGTTGTCTCCCTCAGAGTTGAAGACACCCTTAACGCCGTTGTAGAGATCACGGCGAGACTGTTTAGTCTGGATAGCGATGTCGCCTGTAATGTCTGACTCGTTAAACGATATAGTCGGCGCGTAGTATTTGCTAGCGTGAATGTGGAACTGTCCGCCAGAGTAGCTGAACACGCCGCCCATGCTCGTTAGCATCTCTTCGATGATCTGGTTACGCGCTTTAGCTAGATCGACTACACCGTCCATAGTGTAACGTGTCTGAGTACCTGTAGACGTAGTAACTACCTCGTCACAAACAGCCGCCGCAGTAGAAAAGGCGCTGTCGTTGATCTCTGCCGCGTCTACAGCCATGCCGTAGTTTGCGTCTAATAGATAATCGCGTAGACACCAGACAGGGTTAGTAGAGTATTCAGTAGTTGAGCCTGTCCATACCTTGCGACCGCGCACAACGGCTGAAATGTTAGGCATACCCATGGCGAACTTGTCTTGGTCGTACTTAAGACGGACGTACAGGTAAGCCACGCCAGATAGTTTATGGTCAGTCGTCCAGTCAGTTACGCGAGAGACTAGGTTAGCGTCTGCTGTTTGACTTGTAGAGCCTAAGTGAGCGGTAACCTCGGCTACGTCGCCCCAGTCGCCCTGCATAGAACCAGAGTCCCAGACTTTCTCGTCGCCGAAGTAAACTTCATCTACAGCGGTTAGCTCATGCGTAGCTAGTGTTATTACTAGGTGCATATACTCGTTAGTGTCGCCGGTAGACTCCATAAAGACAATCGTACCGCCAACGCGAGTTTTACCGTATACCAGTTTGCGAGATGCAATAGGGTTACGGTTCGTGATGGTGTTGTCTTCTAGTTCGCGCTGTTGCGGCTTAGGTGAAAGCGCAGACAACGCAAAGCTCAGAACCATAGATATTGCTACGCGCTTAAAGAACAGCGCATTAAACGCAAACCCAGCACCTCCCATAGGTACAGTCATTCCGACTGCGACCATGATTGCCGAAGATAGTAAATTAGATAAAAAGCCCATTATCTACGCCCCCAAACGATTTCTTTGTCCTGAATAGCCGAAACGAACTCGAAGCCTTTGTCGTCTGGGTAATCTATTTTCTGGTCTTGGTCAGTGTATCGACGAATCTTAGTTCTCTCGAAGTCGATCAAACGGTTCTCGATGGTGATATTTAGCGTAACGTCCTCGGCACTCTCGTTGATCGTCATAACGTCCATACGACCGCCAAACACGATGATAGGGTCTGGAATAACTGCCCCTGTCTCGTCAGTAGTACCTAACCATATAGTAGCGTTACGACCTTGGTAGTCTTCACTAAGCGCGGCGCTAAGAATAGAAGAGTTAAGACCGGATATTGTGATGCTCGTACCTAGCGCCCTAACCTCTGTCGTTTCTTCTAGTGAGCCGAACGAAAGCAAGTTACCGGCTCCGGCCCAAGTCTTAGAGTCCCAGCTTAAGTCTCCAATACCTGACCATAGATTTAAGGGTAGAGAATCGAAGTCTAATTCAACTAGCGCTATAGGCGACAAAACCGAAGCGGTAACTTCGGTTGTCATACTAGGGGTTAGGGTTCTACTCATCTAGAGCGCCTCCGTACAAGCAAAAGTAAAGCCGTAGATACTGGCTGAGTCTATCGACCATTCTACGTCATTGCTTGCAAGCCTCCAAACGCCTTTAGGCTGAGTAAAGTCTAAGCTGGTCGCGTGTGCGTATGAGGTACGCAAAGGCGGTTCAATGGTTAGCGTGTCTGTACCGTCCATAGTAATAGTTTCTACTACTTGGTGGATGCGCGAGTCTAAGCCTGTACCGATCTGGAAGTATTCGCCAGCGTTGATAGTCTGACCTGTACCGCCTGTTACGTCGATCTCGCTTGCGCGTGCGCTTGCCAGTCCTTCTAACTCGACACCGGTAACTAATACGTTATGCAAAGGATTGCCCATGATGAATGTGCCTTTACGGCCGCGTAGAGAGATGAAGAAAGCCTCCCACGCTCGCGCTTGGTCCAGTGTCATAGGCGGCAAAGTGATCTCAGCCTCCCAACGTGCGCCTTGGTGCTCGAACACCTGCTGTTCTAGTGTGAACGGCGACTGAGACACGCCGACGACGCGCTTCATACGCATCGTCATCGACTTAAAATTGTGGTCCGGTACTGTCAGAGGATAAGTAATAGCCATTATGCACCCATAGCTTTAGAGAACCCGCCGCCACGCTGTCTAGCATCTGCAACGGCTGATTTAGCGGCGTTACTGATCTGTGGCATTAGGTTCGCGATCTCAGCGCGTACTGTCTGAGATACGCCTGTCGATACATTGATATTCTGGACAATTGTAACACCGCCCTCGGCTCCATTGGGTAATATTTGCCCGTCGGTGCTTGGGACAAATGTTTCGCGCCCGTGCTCGCCGACTGTGTACGCCTGACCGGCTGATACTGACCCGCCTAGCGCCATCTTATATGGCGTACCTACGCTAATACCCGATAGGGGCGTCGCGCCTGTTCCGACACCTGTACCGGAAGACGTACCGCCGAACAAAGAACCGAAGTCGAACCCAGACAGCATCCCAGCAAGCGGTTTAGTAATGCTCGACTGAATCTGCATACGGATAAGGTCTTCGATAATAGAGCGGGCCATATCTCGGAAGGCGTCAGACGCCGACTTCGTACCTGAGATAAGCCCGACCAAACCGTCCTCGACTGGCTTAAGGTTTTTCTCCATAGCCTTAGTCGCGGCCTCTTGGTCCTTAAGCATCTGCTCGTTAGCGGCTTTCTGGTCCTTCTGGTACTGCTTCTTAAATGCCGCGATCTCTTTGTCTTTCTCTAACTGGGCTTCGTGAGCCTCTAATACCATTCCTAGCGTCTGAATGCGCTCGATGTCGGCGGCACTAGCCCCTAACTGCTGGGCACGATAAACGGCTAGCTGTGTAGCCGTCATACCTAGAGTTTCTGCCTCTTCCTGTAGAGACTTAACTAACTCGTCGATGGCTTCTTGGTTTTCGTTAGTGGTAGAGCGTAGATCGGCTTTCTGTTGCTTAAGGTCGTCGACTGCTTGTTTGTAAGTGTCGATCATACCCTCTAGCTCGATCATACGCTTTTTGTCAGCGCTGGTAAGATCGTCTTCTGCTACACCAGTGTCGAAAGCTCTTAGGTTCTTCTCAGCCTGTTTAAGTAGTTCTTGCTGTGCTTCGATCTGCTTGTCGAAGCCTTGCTCTTTAGCTCGAATCTGGTTTTCGGTGAGTGTGGTCGTAGACTCGTTTAGCTTGTCCATCAACTTAATGACGTCTTCTAGCGAGTCTTCAGTCTCGAATAACGACGGTAGTAGAACCATACCGAAGGAAGCGGCTAGACCCGCTACAGCACCCGCTAGCGGGAAGCCCATAACGAAGCCTAAGTCGGCCGCTTGTTGTGAGAGAGCGAGCATTGGGTTAGTGCCGCCCTGAATCTGGCCTACAAGCTGTTGGACCTGAATACCGGCCTGACCAGCAGAACGACCCATACCGCCTACTTTCGTGCCTAGACCACCTAAAGCCGTGCCGGTCGTTTTGGCTTTGCGCGCTGTTTCGTCTAGCTGTCGGTTGAAGTCGTGAAGAACGGGCTTGGCGTCGTTCTTAGCGGTGAGACGTATTGTGATTAGATCGTTCATGCTTTTCTGCCTTTAGCTGGAAATACGCCACCCAACCGTTGAACTCTTCTAGGCTGATCTGACTTACTTGCTCTACGGTCATGTGCAACCTTTCAGCTAAACCGTAGAGCGAATATAACTCCAGATCGTCCTTTACTTTCCCACCATGTCATCGACTGAAGGGGCGGCGGCGATCTGGTTAGCTAGACGTTGAATGATGTTAGGGTCTACTTTCTGCATAAGCGTAGGCTTATCTGAAAGGTCAAACGCCTTTGCACCGTCTTCGGTCTGGCATTTCAGAATAACTAGACGGACCATAAACTCGAACTCGTCGCCGTCGGCGATTTCTCGTAGCTTTTTGCGGTCGTTCATCGTTACCGGTGAGCTATAGAGAAGAGTCGGATTACCTGACTCGTCTGCCCACTCGGGAACCTCTAACTTTTTAACGCCTTGTGCATCGAAATGCGCTTTAGCGCGGTCTAGTATACTCATAATCTCGTGCTCCAAACGATCCGTTTAGATGCTTTGGGAAGCGTGAACGGAGAAACACGTTTTCGGGTGCTACCCTATCCCAAAGCAAACTGGCTTTACTGGATTAGTTCCAAGTAACAGCGCCGTCCACTGTGAAGCTGAAAGAGCCTTCAACAATACCGTCGAACGACGAAGATACGCCAGCTTCGGTGATGATTGCCGTCATAGACGCGTAGGTGTCAGCATCTACGTAGAGTTCTAAACTGATAGAAGAACCTACGCTCATTGCGCCTTGGCCTGTAGTGTCTGTGTCGTCGTAGTGAACAGCAATCGAACCGGTAGCCGATGTTAGACCAGCTACGTAAGTACGTGCCGAATCGCCCATTGAGCTAGTTTCGATAGTGTCTGCTGATTCAGAGATCGACCAATCGCGAACCTCTGCTACTGTGTTTGCGCCTACTTTTACGTAGCCTTCTGAGCCTTTATGCACCGCCATGATAATATCTCCTAAGTTATGCGTTGCCTCTCGCGTAAGTATATAAGACTGACACGGTAACTACTACACCACCAATAGGCTCTAGTGCACCTTCGTCTGTCTCTACTTCCACGATTTGAGTGTCTAACGCATAACCGCCACGGGTGCGGTCAGCGTCTAACCCATTTTCTATCGCCTCGATCAACTCGTTACGAGCTGTATCAATAGACGATCCTTTAACAAATCCGACGATGCGAATAGTTAAATCTGATACGCGTTGAATATCGCCGCCGCCCATAGTGCGATCTTCGCGCGATTCTCCGCCTGTCTGAATTAAGCACGCCGGAAACTGTGCGTTACTCAATTCCTCAAACTTGAACGGCTGGCGAGTAACGAAAGTCGTTTCGTCTAGGTCGCGCAACGTGGTAACAATGTTGTCGCAGATAAGCTCTCGATTACTCATTTAAACAGCACCTTCTTAATATGGTTAACCAGACGCGTGCGCTCTCCACGACTAAAGCCAAAGAACGGGCGTTTCTTGTTGTTGAAGAACGCCTTTTTAGCCGCGCTGGGCTTACTAAATTTGATCTCTGCGTAGCCTCGACCTTTCTTAGCTACCATACTGCCGGTCATCTCACCGGTGACGTTAAGGTTAGCTACGCCAGTAGGGTCTCCGCTGAACGCTGAACGTCCTTTAGCTTTCGGCCAGCCTTCGCGTTTGGCCTTCGCGTAACGCGCAGAGTAAGGAGCGAAAGGTCCGTTAATGCCTTCGCCCTTTTCAGTACGGTCTAAGATGATACTAGCGCCGAACTGCGCCGCCGAGTATAGAGCGGTGTCTAACTGGGCCGGTAAATCCCGCTCCATCTTAGCTAGCCGATCTTTAATCGACTTAGTGGAGATAGAGACGTCTATTTTCATCGCGTAAGTCTAGTCTGAACTTTCGTCGATTTCTCTTCAGTAGATACGGAGCCGTCTTCGTCGTAATCGTACTCTACGCCGTCTGCGAATATTGCGTTTAGCTCTTGTGTGTACATATCACGGTAGAAGCCAATCATTTCGCGGAATCGGTCGCCGTCGACCCAGTTAGTAAGCTGGGGAAGCGCGTATTTCCAGAGAACGAGGTAAGCGGATGCTCTAGTCCACTGAGAGTCTGTTAGTAAGGTGTCGTCTAGCTCGCCGTTGTAACCAGTCTTAGGCCACCAAGTCCCGCGAATCTCTCGAACGATCTCAGCGTGAGCGCGTGCGTGCTCTTCGTAGAACGTGTCGATACCCAAGTCTAGGATATCCGGTTGAATGTCGACTAAGTGAGAATCGTTAGAAAAAGCCATGTAAACACCTTACTAGAAATAAAGAGGAGTGACCCGAAGGCCACCCCAGTCAGCCTTATAGGCCAGCGTCGAAGTACATCTCTACGCCGTAAGCGTCGTCTAGCTCGCCGACACCGTAAACAGCAGTAGCGTTAAGTTCCCAACCACGTAGGGAAGCGTTACGCTCTGGCTCGATTACGAAATCGCGTTTCATCGCTAGTGCTAGAGCTTCAGGAGCGAATACGCCACCTTTAGCATCGCCAGAACCGTCGATAGCAACGTGAGCTGATTCGTAGATGTCTACGCCCGCGATAGAACCTACGAAGCCGTTACGCATAGCTTCGTTCTGTAGGTCGCCACCGTTAGGGTTAGCGAAAGTGTTAGTAAGGTTAGCTTTAAGAGCGTAAGCCTGTAGTGGGTTAACTACAGCTACTAGCTGACCGTTTACTTTAGCGTTACGTAGAGTAGCCGCCGCTTTAAAGATATCTGCTACAGATAGCTCAGTGCCAGTGCCACCGAAAGAAGTACCGAAACCGTCGAATAGAGCGATTAGGTCTTCGTCGATCTTACGAGCGATTGCGTTACCTAGTAGAGTACCGATCTCTTGAGCTGGGTTGCCCGCGCCCATAGTAGCCATGTCAGTTAGGAAAGCCTGAACACCAACCTCGCCAACTGCGATAGAGACGCTTGAAGTAGTAACTTCAGTAGAAGACATATCAGTGCCTTCAGTTAGGTCAGCCGCAGAAACAGTTGAGTATTTAGGAACCTGAATAGTAGTACCAGCTACAGAACCGATGTTGTAGTTAGTAACCAAGTTACGCATGATCGAATTTTCTTCAGCCGCCATGCGAGCTTCAGCTACGATATTTACGAATAGATCGTCTAAAGACGAAGAAGTAGTAACAGCCATGATAGACTCCAAATTTACGTTAAATAATTAAACAAGTTTTAACGCTTGCCTTTTTTCAAAGCGGCATATGCCTCTTTTCCACCGGAGGTCCAGTTCGCAAGCATATCAGCCACCGATTCAGGCTTCGGAGTAGAGCCACCCGCCGCGCCTTTTGATCCTGCTCCCGAAGGGGATGCTTTCACGAAATGCGGATTCGCGGTAAGAAAGCTCGACACGTATTCTGATACAGAAAGTGGCGAACCGTCGTCATTGTAGCGCACTGAACCGTCAGAATCCAATATCTCTACTTGACCTTCATCATCTAGACGAGTTTGGCCTTTTAGTAGTTGTACAACTTGGTCTGGGCTTACAGCGCCATTACGGCTAGCGGCGTTAACCAGCTCACCGTCAATCTTCACTCGCTCTAGCTCTTTTTCGAGCTGAGTAATGCGAGTATCTTTTTTCTCTACAGTCGTTTTAAGCACTTTCTCGAACTCGCCTTTCTCTTTCTGGCGTTCGAGTTCTGCTTGCTGTTTCTCTTCCATCAGTCGGCGTGCTTCGTCTAAGTCGACGCCTTCCAGTTGTTTCTCGTATTTACGACGCTCGCGTGCGAGACGTTCGTTAATTTTTCTGTCGAACTCTTCCTGCGTCAGGCTGATTTTCTTTTCTTCCTGCGCTTCGTTCGATGTTTCGTTTACTTCGTTTTCCATGATTTCGTCGCTCATGTCGCGTACCTCACTATTGAGTTAGTTTTCCGTTTTTAGGTTAGATCAGCTTCACCAAAAGCCGGTCTGAAGTGGTGACGACAATTGTAGCCGCCGCGCACTATGAAGGGGTCGCCATTGGCTTTGCCCCGCCATTCTTTGTTGGCCCAAGTCTCGCGGACGTACTCTTCGGTCATTGTCTTACCTGCATGGCGGGCGCAATGGTCGCGAGTGTCCGTAATAACTGAGCCGTAATACTTCCAAGTTTCTGCGCCGATCTCTTTACCGGCTGTTACGTTGATCGCCGCGTCGAACTGCATAGCTGAGTCGAAGATCATCTGGCGAGCGTAACGACGCATATTGTTACCTGTGCGATCTGCCGCGTACTTTTGGTGTAGCTCGCGGACCGCCTCTTCGTCGCCTTCGTTCGCTAACTCTACTAGGCGCTCGATCTCTGCCTGATCCGATGCAATGTACACGCCGTTAATCTTCTGGCGTAAGTTGCGGATAGAGTCAGCCATGTCACGACCTGAGATTGTGCTCTGGTATAGTTCCTCGGCTAGGTCGTTAGTAAATGTCGAAGCGATGTCCTCGAAGCCGTAGAAAGACACCTGCTTAAGTTGAGACACGACTACTGGGTCTAGGCCAGTGTAGTCTGTGTACTCGTTAAGCATTGTCTCGAAGCTGTCGACGATCTGATCGTACTCGCGAATCTGAGTATCGATCTCGGTAAGGTAGGTGTCGCGCATTATCTGCGCTAGATCAGTGCGAGCATCTATCGCCCATTTAAGGTCGAATAACTTGCCCTGCTCGGTAGGTGCTGACATAGCTAGATCGGCTACTTGCTCTTCTAGCTGTCGCAGAATATCGAATAGACGCCTTTCGTGTGTTTCCGTCAGCGCCTGTACGATTTTAGCGTGATCGATATCAGCCGCCATTATTTACCACATCTGAGAAGTCACCCAAAGCACGCGCCGATTCGATCTCGTCGTATGCTTTCTGTAGTTCCTCGTCGTCTAGGATAAGGTCAGCGATTAGCTTATCTACGCCGCGTGCGAACGTATCAGACTTAACGCCAGACGCTTTAGCCGCCTGTAGGAACTGAAGCTCGTTAGGGTAGTCGCGAATGTCGAAGCTGTCTGGGTAAGCTACCTCTACGTCTGGCGTAGTGTCCTGCCAGATACAGACCAGACGCCACATCTGTTCCTCTGCTAACTCTAGGATGTCTGCCTTTTCAGATAGACGCGCGTTAAGTAGCTGGAACTCTGTTTGTAGTGCGATGCCTGAAGCCTTAACAGCGTCAGTACCACGAACAGCGCCTAAGTGCGCCATACGGTTAATCGCTTCTACCTTGCGTTGAATAGAGTCCATTACGGCCGCTAGGTTAGCGCCGCTAGGCTGTAGCATATAAGGCTTAAGCGCTGGGTCTAACTCGTCCGGCATATTCACAACGCCACCAGCGCCAGCCGATGCGTCTGTCTCGAACGACTTAACAAGGGTCGGGTGGTTAGAGATGCGGATAAGTTGCTCGATCTCTGATAGCTCGTTGTAGATAGCGCGTTGCATTACAGCGATGTCGCCGATGTCAGACTTTCCGATACCTTTTACGTTAGTGCGAGCGGCCGGTAAGAACACTGCCGGAATAACGCCGATTGGGTTGTCTACAGACTCTATCAGTTTCTCCTGCTCGCCGTGTACTTCGTATAGCTCGACGGTGTCTTCGGTCCAGATGCGGAAGTGCTCTGTCTTTTCGCCGTCTGTGTCTTTGTGTACTGACTCGCGCAACTTAAGGTAAGTGAGCTTAGTGTAACCAGACTCGGTGCGCTCGTAGTGCCAGTCGTAGACGTTTTCAGGCGTGAACAGGTTTAGGTAAGGTCGAATGCCTTGGTCTAACTCTTCGGCACGCGTGCCAGCAGTAGATTTAGGTTTGTCTACAGTGATCCAAACGTGGCCGTAAACAGATGCCCAAGTCTGCGCCTCTTTCATAAACGTATTGATAGAGCGTCCGTCTAGGTCAGCGTCGCGCGTGATGTACTCTAGAACTGGGCTACCGTCTAGCGAGTTGTAGTTACGGACAGGCTGATTACGCCACAAGAACGACCCGTAGATATGAATAATGTTCGCGCAATGGTTATCGACCGGAGTCAGATCAAGGCGGCGACCGTATTCAGTCTTGTCTTCGTTGAGGTAAGAAACTAGGTAGTTCCCGTCTTTGTAGTGTTCGCCACCCAGATAAGAACGCAAATAAAACTCCCACTGTGGGGCGTTTAGCTCGTAGTCTGGATGGGTATCTGTAATCGCTGTCTTAGCCACTGTTACGTCCATCTGGTAGGTTGAGTTATGTCGTATTGTCGCTTAATTGGGTATAGGTAGTCTACTAGGTAGCCCAAAGCGTCATTCATATGGTCAAAACCAGAGTCTTTATCAGGCTGGTTCGTACCTTCCTTGTAAGTCTGTCGCTCCAGCGACTTGATTACCTGCTTACATTTCGGGTCTACGTACAAGTGGCGTAGGCCGTCCGCAGATAACAGACGAGCATTAACGGCGTTAATTCTATCACGAATAGCCGTGTGACTATTGCGTACTTTAACAGCAAACCCCGCGTTTTGCAGTATCGATAAATCTGTGCGTCCACCGGCTGAAGTTTTGCGCTGTCTACAAGCTGGGTCAGGGTAAACTATGATCTTGTTGTCGGGGTATCTATGCTTGATCTCGTCGACGATCTCGTCAGTGTTCGAGCCGTAGATAACGATCTCGTCGATGATCTGAACGGTGTCGCCTTCTTTGGTAGCGACGACCGCTGACATTGGGTCTAAGTTGAAGTCCATACCAATATGCAAAACTTGCATATCGTCCTGTACGCTTTTACGTACCGTTTCTGACCGGTCGAAGTTGTAATAGATAATGCCTGAGTAGTTAACGAAGTTCGCCATATACTCTTGCTTGAACGTGCGCTCGTCTAGGTCACGTTTGGCCGCGTCGATCTCGTCTGCTGTTACGTTGCCACCTTCTAGCGTCGTGTATTGGTGACTAGCCCACTCGTCCGTACCGTCAGCGCCCACTGTCCAGATGTCGTAGAAGTGGTTACGACCTTTCGGCGTACCTATGAACAGCGCGCGAGTCTTATAAGTCTCAGTGTTGCGGTCAGATAGAGAAGGTCGCACAACCTCAGACCACACCTGCGGGCGCATATCGGCGTATTCGTCTAGGATGCAGAAATCTAGCGAGCGTCCACGCAACGCGTCGAAGTTCTCGCCACCTTTAAGCGATATGGTCGAACCGTTGTGTAGCTTAACCGTCAGCTCAGACTCGTTACGCTTGGCTATGTACTCTTCTGGGATAGTGTTTACTAGCATATCCCAAGCAATGTCTTTAGCCGCTCGGTAGGTTGGCGCAATGTACCAGCAGTTAGAGTTAGGGCGCGTTGAGGCGGCGCTGACTAACTCTGCTATAGATAAGAAAGTTTTGCCGAAACGGCGACCGGCGACCACAACGCGAAAGCGCGAGGCGTCGTGAAAGATATCAGACTGAGGCGTCGTTAAATCCATTTACTTACTCGGATGGGTGTTAATGACAATAGGCGGTAGCTCAATCTGCACCGGCTCGTCTTCTGGTTTGTCGCGCCACTTAAAGCGGTTCTTCATGTTGAACACCCAAGAAGCGGCGTTACCTTGCGACGCACCCGTAGCCAAATTACGGCCGTGTCTTTCCCACCAAGCCTGACAATGACGCTTGGCCTTTTTTACGGTTCGTGAAAATTCGGGCTCTTCGTCGATGTATCTGTACCAAAGGTCGTCGCTAATATCTAAGAAAGCGCGAATCTCTACATCGCTTGCGCCTTCTTTCGCCATAGCGATCATATCTTCTGCCCAGTCTTCAGGTAGCTCGGACAGTTCCTTTTTAGGTCGTCCTCTTTTAGCCATTAGTGAACCTCTGTACTCAAATAAAAAGTTGCTTGCTCGTCCATCCAAAGACAGACGGAGAGCAATTCTACCATGTTTATCATATCCCAATCTTTACTGTTAATCACGTTACCAGCTTCGTCTTTAATTCCTACCAGCGACGTAACCGTACCGTCTGTAAGAACCGTCGCCTCGTAAGTGTCAGCGTCCCATAGGTAGCTGAAGGTAAACTCTAATAAATCCATGCTGTAACCGTTTGTAACCTAAAAACCGGTTTTTAGTATACGCGCTAGAGAGGCTCTACAAAATATAGTTTTTAGAGGTTGTTGTTTTTTCTACTACATAAGGTTAGGTAAAATAAAATAGGTAACAAAGGTTACAAGGGTTACATCCTTGTTTTATAAGGATTTTTTCGTAACCCTTTTTCTAATTTTGTAACCCTTGTTACCTCTTTTTAGCCTGATTTACGTCTAAACGCGATCACGTTCTCGCCTTGCGCGACGAAAGGCCGGTCTGAAAGGACGCAAAAGAAACCCCTTACTTTCATTACTCGACCGTCTACGCGTGCTGTCGCGTTTACGTAGTGGACACCCAAGCGGCTCACTTCTGCAAAGAACTTGTTACGACCTAGAGGTTTGTAACCGTTCTCAGCGCAGAACTCTCGATACTCGCCGAGCAAGTCTTCGCCCTTAGTGAGTAGTTCGTAGTCGTGAGGCGTGTACTCTCGGTCGTAGAGTTCTACGTGCTCTTCTAGGAACTGCTGTACTGGGTTAGCGTCTCGGGCTACGTCGTCTAACAGCGTATCCATCTCGTCTGAAGTAGCTAGCCCGTTATTTGCTATAACGTCCTGAGCGCCAGCCAGACACCAGTTAAGAATGCCCGCTAGCTCGCCCCTCAGCTTCTCTTTTAGCTTAGGGTCGTAGTCTTCAGCTTGGATGGTGTAGTCGAACGGGATTAGGTGCAAACGACGCATAAAGCCGTGCGTGCGCTCTTTAATCAGACGCTCTGTAGTGTTCATCGCTACAAGCTGTTTAGGTACGCGGTCCATGTTGAACGGACGACCGAACGCGTGGCGTGCTTGGATGTCTTCGCCGGTAATCAAATCCTTAAACGCGTCCGCCTCTAGTGAATCAGGCGTTAACTCGTTCGTGATATTGACCAGCTTACCCGCCAAAGTTGTACGTGAGTATAACCCCTCGGAGTTGTCCTTCAGTAGCATCTTAATAGGTGTAGACGCGTAGCCTGACTTACCTACTAGCCACTTAAGTACATCCATAACGGTAGTTTTACCGTTCGAGCCTTCACCTACAAAACAGACCATCTTCTCGAAGTTAGTGTCCTGTAACAGCAAGTAACCTAGCGATTGCTGGAACGATGCCACCAGAGACGCACGCTCGCACATGATTTTATCCACCATATTTGCCCAAGTAGGAGCGTCAGCTTTAGGCGAGTAGTCATACGGTAGAGTAGATGTGAACAGAAAGCCTTTATGGTGGGGATGTGTTTGTACACCATGCTTAGAAACCTCCAATACGCAGTTCTGCATATTTAAGTAGTTACCAGTAAACTCTCGCTTGGCCTCGCCGACCTGCTTCTTAAGGAATCGAGCGACGTTCTCTGTACGAGAGTGCGAGTAAGCCATAGAGACGAAACCAGCCGAGATAAACAGCTCGCTAACGAAACGGTGGAAGTCCGCCGCATCGGTAAAGAATGGCGACCACTGTTTACCGTCGAACTCCATAAACTCTTCGTTTACGCGTGCGATGCCGCGGTCCTCTAGTATCTGCTGACCTGCGAACGACACCGCCTCTTCTCTTAGAGTAGCTGTCGCGCCGTCTGCGTACACCTGAGACATAACGGGGTGTGACGCTAGTCTGGCTCTAACGCCCGCGACGTCATCCCATATAGAGCCGCCCGTCTTTACCGTAACGGTCTCGACTTCCATCTCGTCCGCTTCAAGCTCGAAGGGGTTAGCCTCCATAACTAGGGTTTTCTGACAGCGCCCGCCTGAACAGTGATAGATCGCTCGACCGTCATCAAGAGGTTGCACGAAGGCTGTGTCGCGTCGTCCGTCATGCTCCAAACCGGCCGCGCAGTGAACGCGCTCTTTACCGTGTTGCGTAACGTGCATCAGCATCTCTTCGACGCCCATCTGGCGACCACCTGCTGACAGTGTAAATACCGTCTCTGCTGGCATAGTACCCGCAATGCCTCGACCGCCCGCACCTTCTTCGCCTTCGGGTGCGACGTAGTTAGCGAGCGCTAACCCTGCATCGACCGCCTGACCTGAGAACAGTTGCTCTGGGGCGTCGTCCCTAAAGTGAGGGGCCATCTGCTGAGTAGGGGTCTGCATGGCTGGGTCGTATAGACCGTCTAGCCCGAGGTGCTGACACACTGCTCGATAGACAGCGCGGAAGTCGTCCTTATCCGCTGGGAGCGGGTCCGCCATCTCAATAGCTATGTGGTACTTCTGCACCTCTTCGGACCAAGACTTAGACGGTGCTAGGTATGCGCTAACCCCTTCTAACCTTTCCGCTAGCTCGTCGAAAGTGACCGGCACATACTTAGAGTCGATGTCGATCAGCAGTACGTTACCTGCGTCGATGATCTCTTCGTGTGCGCGTCGTCCTTCTACCTGCTCGCCCTTTGGCGTAACACCGTCGCCATACATAAACGACGAGATGCTGTAGCTTTTAAGGTAACGACCCAAGGTCGCCATCTTACAAGTAACAGGCTGGTAGTTCTTGTAGTAGACTTTGCTACCTTGCTCGCCCTTAGCGGCGCTGAACTTTAGCATCTTCTTCTATCTCCTCTACGTGCTCTAGGAACTCATTAACGAGTAAGCGCATAACTTTACCCAGCGAAAGCTGGTTACGGTTACAGGCGTCGACTAGTGCTTGTTTTTCCCTTGGTGGTATTCGGAAAGCTATCGTCTCCGTGTTATTAGAATCTGTCTTTAATTTGTTTAAGTCCATGTGACCCTCCTTAATAGGTGATGCAAGAATAAAAAATTTGTTTGACAGATGCAAACATAATGTTTACATTTCTCACCACTGGCCGACGAGCCAGTCGTAAATTAACCGTAAAAAGGAACGTAAAATGAAAGTAACTACTCCAAAAGGCGAAATTCGTTGGGCTACAATTGCTGGCGCTGGTAAAGAAGACCTAAACGGTCGATTGATCTACACCATTGACGTAGTAATGCCCCTAGAAGAAGCGCAACCAATGATTGACCAGATCAATCAATTCTGGGAAGAGAACAAGCCAAAAGGCGCGAAA